CGACACCTGAGCCGTACCGCTGAGGACTTAGGGTTTAGCTATAAGACGGTACGAGTTGACGGTAAGCCACAGAAGTTTGGCCTGTACAAAGACCATAAGCCAGAGGACCTAGTGCCCGTTGGACAGTTTAACTTTGGCCTGTACCGACTGGTGACCAGTGAAAAAGACATACTGCTATCTGAGGACGATGATAGCCTAAATCAACTATTAGAATTGGATATATAATGGCAGCATTAAAAGAGCAATTTCAAGAGTTTATACACTTACCATATGATGAGTATTATAAGCAGAAAAAGACCAGAAGTAACACGGTGGACGAGCGGACCATCATGTCGCTGATAGACATTTGTACAGATACGGACGACATAGCAGCTGCTAAAATGTCATTTGACCGTATCGAGGGCTTGCTTGAGACACCCGTACATATAAAGGTGCCTAAGTTCTACATACGCTACGTCAATGCTACGGCTATCGAGCAGAGTGAAACGACAGCCATAGGAGCCCCAGAAACGACTAAAGTAGAGCAAGATGATAACTATGACCCTGCAACCGCTAAACTGCGTGAAACCCTACAGAAAATGCGTGATATGCCCGAAGGCATCATACCAGCTATACTGAAAGTTAAGAAGGCTATACAAGCTGGCAAGGAAGTGAACCTAACAGGTAAACAGAAGATGCCACAAGTTAAACATGTCATAGTAGCTAACCTGCTTAGGAATGTTAGAAAAGGTCGCTACCGCGCTATTGAGTTAGTGTTTGAGCAGATTGACGGTAAGCTGGTTCGTACCATTACTCTATTGGGTGGTGAAGATGTCTATGTAGACGACTACAATACCCTGACTGCCCCAGCCAATGCTATACTTGGTGACGATGGTAAATACTTCGCAGAAGATAAAGCGCTCACTACCCAGTGGATAAGAGGGTTCAGTAAGAGTGAGAAGGGGCTAGAAATGTTAGCAGACAGTCTTGAAGATGAGTGAGTCACAATTCCAAGCGATAGTAATTAAATGGCTACGATCTAAAGGGTTCTGGGTTATGAAATGCCAAGTACCACCAGCCCCCACTGGTACGGCAGATGTGTTCTTTTGTTACGAAGGGTTCTATGGCTGGCTTGAATGCAAGCAAAGTAAAACAAGTAAATTTCAGCCATTACAAAAAGAGTTTATAACTAAGATGAATGATTGGAGCTGGGCCAAAGTAGTGTACCCATCTAACTGGGAAGAAATAAAGTATGAGTTGGAACGATTGCTTTGATAACCTTCCACGACATACCCCAAGGTTCGGAGGAATGGCACCTAGCCCATAAGGATAAGTGGTCAGGTTCTACGGCCATAAAGCTACTGCAAGGTAAACCGCTACCAGAGTGGGGCACCTTTGCTGGAAACAAGCATACCCAGCGCGGTAAGTTCCTAGAGCCTGTTGCTATCAGGGAGTTTGAGGTAGCGATGGAAGCGCCAGAGGGGGTGCTGACAGGTGGCTACGTCACTAACTCTAAATACCCTAATGCCATGTTTTCGCACGATGGTATATTTGGCGACATGATACTTGAGGTGAAATGTCTTAACGGTATACGACATGAGAATTTAATCAAGGGAGATATACCCCTAGAGTATTTAGCTCAGATTTACTTTGGAATGGTCATATGTGAGTTAAACGAAGCGAAACTGTTGGCATTTAACCCAGAATACGAGCAACAACTTACCATACTTGATATAGAGTATGATAAAACCATTGTCGACAACATACGGCATAAGCTTTTGTATGATAAAATAGAACAGAATGGTCACCATAATTAGCGCTCCTTATAAGTACTAACTCTTGGGTGGCCATTCGTCTATATGAAAGAAATTGCATTCAAATTGTACTACGAAGAACTGCCTAAGCATAAACGTCTTAGGCATACTAGTCCTCAATAATTATCACATTACGCATGTACCACCGATGAAACCTCTCGTCTTGCAAGGTCTTGTAGTAACTATTCAGCGCAGCATACTCTTGCTGTACGCTCGCTATCTCTCTGTCTAGCTCGTGGTCGCCTAGCTGCTCAAGCCCAGTGTTGGGGGTACGGTCTGTAGTCATGCGGTAACGCCATCTCCTCGTGTATATCTTTAGCTGGCATAGCGTGTATGTTAATAGAGAACCTGCCTATCTCTCGCTCATGCCTATCGGTTATGGGTCGTTCTTGTACGAGTGTAATCTCTCGTACATCAAGCATTTGGCGGTAGGTATCATCATCAGCGTAGTCTTTGCGTTCTTCTCGTAAGCCATTACCCCTACCCTGTTCAAGCGTGTAGTCATCTATGAACATCTTGGTAGGCTTTTTACAGTGGGTACAGCTACAGAGCATAAAGTTACAGTCGGGCTGTTTGTCGAATACTACGAGCACGCCGTTTATAGCAGTTATCTGGTAGTCCTTCGAGCAGTGGTTACAGTTATCTTTTATCGGTTTTATCTTGTTCTTATTCGGGTCTTTCTCTGGGCTCATAGTATTCTCCGTGGGTTAGGTAAGCCTTCTCTTAAATATGGTATTTGTCGTCTCATGCCCTCAATACTGAGGTTGTTCAGGTCAATTTCAATGGGCTTAATGTTAGGGTGTCGGCTACTCTCATCTACGAGTAGGCAATAGCTGTCGATAGCGCTGTATATGTCTAAGCCTTGTGGCATACGAGCAGCGACTCTCTGTAGCGTGTGGTATTGCGGTACTGGCACAGCCCCCTCATATCGGTGTAGCTCATTGTGGGCGGTACGAGCAAGTTGTCTTGCAATAAGTTGATTGCGGATATACTTTGCTTCTTTCCTGGCTAGCCATTCATTGCCATAGTGTGCTAAATGATGGTCGTCTCGTTCTACTCTCACAAGTTCTACTCCTGTATATTCGGTTATTTTTCGTAACGTGTTATTCACCATCCATTTTGGTATTAGTTTGTCAGCCATCATCGACCTCGTGATTTTGGTTATAAGAAAAGACTATCTGCTGGTCGCTGTCAGCAAATAGTCTATCTACGAGGACTTGTAAGGCTAGTCGTTCGGGCGTGGTCGGCTCTGCATCCCTTGGTATAGGGGCAGTAAGCCGTTCCATATCATTAGTTCTCGTCTGGGGTTACGTTAAGTGCTGCGAGGCTAGTTACTGCCATCATTACAACACCAAAGAGTCCGAACCAGAAGCCACTAACTGCGCCTGCTTGGTTGAGGTAGGTCATAACTGGTGTAGCTATAGTTGCTACGATGTAGATTACCTGTCGTACTTGTGCTGGTAGGTTAAGTGCCATATTATTATCCCCTTATTTCTTTATGTATTTAGCAAACGATTTGAATTGTCCAGCGAAGTAGTTGTAGATAGAGCTAACCATGCGCTTCGTCTCCTCGTCGTGGGTGTACACGGGCACCTCTTTAATAATTGGTGTATTCTCAAGCTCCACAACTCTAGCGAGTGCGTCCCTAAGTTGGGCTTTGCTTGCGGTTGAGTCAGCGAGTACCGCTTCTACATTCTTCTTCGCGTCTGCTAACTGAGCTTGCAGGGTGTAAATCTGGTTCTGCCAGTTATCTTTCGTAGCCATTTCGCCTACTACTTGGAACTCTAGTAACTTATTAGCGTTCGGGTGGTCACTCCATTCCTCTACTATCTTCCAGGCATCTTTACCTTTAATGGCGTTCCAGGTGTCATCACCCATGTCCCAGTTGCCTACTAGCTGTCGGTGTATGCGATTCATCCTCCAGCGCCAGTTATCTCCTGTTCCTATAATCACGTCTGCTCCTCCTGTCCATTTAGGACGCATTACTCCTATTAAACCCGAGTTTATCTTGGCCCATGTGCGGTAGGCTGATGTTGCTACCTTCGATGGGTCACCCGACATGTTGTTCCCTACTACTGTTGCACCAGTAGCGCTCGTGTAGAGGACCATTTCAACGTGGCCGTAGCCACCTCCCCAACTCGGTCCGTATATTAGCACGTCACCAGGTTGAGGCATAAGAGTGGGGGTGTTGGGTAGTTTGGTAAAGACGTCGGTCGCTACATACCAGAGGTCTTTCGCTCCTGGTACGCCGTACCCACGCGCGTAAGGAGATACCCCTGTTAGTTGTCGGTAGTAGAAGTTGAACAGGTCTACACACTGCTTGCCGTATAAGCCATCGAAGTCCCAGTATTTGCCATTTGCGTAGTTGAGCCAGGCGACTGCTTCTGATTGAGTAATCATGTTAGCCCTTCTTTTTTACTGTTTCGTTCTCGACTACTTGTTGGTGTACCGTCTGCTTGTTGATGATTATTCCGTCTAGCCTGTCCATAATCTGTTGCTTGTTCTCCACGGCTATCTCTGCCAAGTGTCCGTTGCGTTGTTTAGACTCGTCAGCTATCCGCTTGTTTGAGTCAGCTACTTTCTGCATACTCTTTGCCATTTCACCAATAGCAGCACTCAGTTCTTTGCGCTCATCTCGGTCAGCCTTACGCTCTTCTTGGCTTGATTTAATCATTGACTTGGATATGGCGTAGAACCCACCGAGCATACCAGCAAAGATGCCGAGTATCGGGGTAAGTTCTGGTAGTGTCATTGAAGCGAAGTACATCTTTTTTTTCTAGTATTTGATTATCTTGTTTAGTATCAATGTTGGTTGAACGTTGTTGTGTGCGCCACCGCCACCAGTATTGCTAAGGACAGCCCAGCCTGTATGTGTGCCAGATGAGCCAGCACGTTGTGCGCCACCGCCAGCTTGCAAGCCAAATGAACCTGCACCCGCAACATCGTATGCTTGTGTCCCGTGAGCGTGTCCTGAGTCTGAGTGAGAGTGAGAAGGCATTTCAGTAACAGTTAGAGTATGACTCTGAGAGCCACCAGCACCACCAAGGACATCTCCATCGACACCACCGCTAAGTCCGGTTAGACGGTTGGCACTTGTGCCACCCATGTCGTCTTGCCCAGCTACCACACGTCCACGAAGGTCAGGTACATTGAAGGTGGTTGTGCCGTTACCTACACCGTATGTAGTGCTAATAGCAGTAAACAGTGCAGCATAGGTAGTTCGGCTAATTTCCTGTCCGTAACAAAATAGCCAGCCTGTAGGAGCTGTAGTGCCAGCGTAGTCTAGGACTGCTCCGACAGGTGTAACATTTGCAAGGGTACCCTGGGGGCTATTGATGGGTGCAGCAGCTTTAAGTTTACCATCATCTTCATGCGCTACAGCAAAAGTAGTGGCTATGTTATTAGCCCAAGGAGTTGTCGGTTTGATTATAATTACGTCACCAGCAGCGCTACCTAAGTCAGTATTGCCTGGTGCCATAGCATCTATTTCTAGGTTAGTGCCATCGACATGACCCTCGAAGTCTCTTGAGGTGGCTTCAGATATTACGGTTATTGTTTCAGCTGTTACAGGGTCTACAAAAGTATGGGGTGTACCCATAGCACCATAAAAAGTTGCTGGAATGTTATCTACTGTGTCTACTATTATTGTTGATGCGCCTGGTGCGCGAGTGCTCTGTACGGTAGCCATGGCTGCGTTGCCAGTACCGTCCGATGATTTGATGAGGTTAATTGATGGGCTTGGCATACTAGTATCTTACAACAAAAGAAGGGCTTATAACAGCCCTTCTTATGCTTTTTCTACCGAAGTACTAAGAGCTTGAAGTTTGTAGGGTAGCAATAGCGTATTTCTTGCGGTCAAGAATGAACACACCACCACGGGCTCGGAGCTGTAGCTCAGAACCACCAAAGCCTGGTACGTCCTTGATGAACTTGCGTCCACCGTTCTTAGGAGTCATTTTCTGGGTAGGAGCTGCAACAGCTCGTTTGTCGAAAATAACAGCTTTAACGGTTGGGTAACTTGCAAAGTACTCATCAACTGTTTCAACGAACATGACACCCTTTAGGTTACCAATGACACCGTTTACACCAGCGGTGTAACCCTTGTCGCTACCATCGAAAGTAGTGATGAAGGCGCGGAGTTTGTCACCAAAAGTTGCTGGAACAAAAGCGATAGAGTTAGCAGCAGTACCACCACCATTTACTACAGTAGTAACGGTGTTGTATACCTTATTCAAGAGGCCAGTAACGCCAGTAAGAGTAGTGCCGTCCCAGGTAGTAATGTTACCACTTGGGCGAGCAGCTATGATCTTAGCTAGTGCGTACTCATCGAAGTCAGGAACGAATTTTTCGTCAATCCATGCTTCAGCAGTGTCTTTAACAAGACTGCCAACTGGTACATCAGCTACTTGAGTATCTTGAATACGCAAGAATACAAAGTAGTTGTAGTCCAAAGTCCACTCTTGCTTGCCATACTCAGCAAGTGTCAACGTCTGCGTAGTAGCAGTTTCGTTGTAAGCACCTAAGCTAGAGCTGTCAATGTCAATGTTAAGAATACGAACAGTTTGCGCTTCGTTGGTGTTTACACCGTTAGCGTCCAAGTACTTAGCTACGGTTGACCCAGCTTTTAGGCGGCGGTCAAGGAAAGTAGCAGTACGAATACCATAGTTTGAGGCCATGTAATAATCCTTGCTTTAATTAGTTAAATTGTAATGTATTCTGTTATCTAAATCTTATACCATAATCGGTATAAAGTCTATTGCTTTTTATGACGATTATGCTTACATTTAGAATGAGTATCGCACCTCTACCACAACTTAGTTTTCTAAACTCCGAATTACACACCTCTTGTACTAAAATACACATGGACCGTACAGAGAATATACTCGCTCGCAAACGCCCCAATCAAAGGGGCGCTTTTGTTTGATGTATGCTATATTGATAGTATGCAAAGCATAAACACGTGTAGTGTACTTACCTGCGAAAGGCCACGCTATGGTAATGGGTACTGTAGCGCTCATTGGAAACGTGTATGGGAACACAACTCTGTTGATAGTAGTAGGCCGATAAAGAAAATTGTCAGGCATGGCTTACGGTATGATCCTATATATGGTTTATGGCAAAATATGATAAATAGGTGCAATAACATTACTAATAAAGACTACATTCGTTACGGTGGTAGAGGTATCAAGGTATGTGAACGCTGGAGTGATGTCCGTAATTTTTACGCTGACATGGGTGACAGACCAGAAGGCATGACACTAGACCGTATAGACAACGATGGCGACTACGAGCTGAGCAACTGTCGTTGGGCTACGCCAAAAGAGCAAACTCACAACAGTCGAGCCGCTAAACTGGACTACAAAATGGTGACCAAAATACGCAAGCTGTATACTAATGGGCATATGACCCAAAAAGATATAGGTAAGCAATATGGTGTTGACCAAAGTTTAATTAGCCGAATTATTAACTATGAGATTTGGTAGGATAGCACCATACAAGTTCCCCACCACCGTCTACCTCTCAGAGATTATCAAAAAGAAATTGTAGAAGCGTTCAATAACCCTAGTATTGACGAGCTACTACTAGTTATAGCAAGGCGTGGTGCCAAAACGACCACCACCTACAGTGAGGCTATCGTGCCTGACCTTGTGAAACAGGTACAAACAGGGGTAGCTGTCTATCCTACCGCTAAAATGGGCTTTGATAACTTCTGGACCAACATAGAAGATGATGGGTTTCGTACTCTCGACCACATGCCAAGGGGCTTACTACTCGGTCAAAGTAACTCAGATGACGATATGCGCCAGACACTCGTAAATGGCTCTATATTCAGGCTACTGGGTGCTGGTAATGCTGAAGCACTCCGTGGTGCCAACGGTAAGATATACTGGTTCGATGAGTTTGCTGACATGCCTATTGAGGCAGTCAACGTGGTAGCACCTATTACCGAACGTAACGGTGGCAAACGTATCTACACGGGTACACCTAAGATAGACGGTATCAACGGTGAGACTATGCATCGTATGCACGAAGCGTTTAAGAAGGACACGACAGGCACTAAGTACACCTGTTATATAGATGCAAGCCACTACATGACACCAGCTGAAATGGAAAAGACACGCCAAGGGTACATTCTCCGTAACGGTAACGACTTCAAGTACCGTCAGGAAATGCTCCTAGACTGGGGCCAGGCGAGCGAAACCAGCTACTACGGCCATATTATAAGTAAACTCCGTAACGATGGAGCTATTGGTAACTACCCATACGACCCAGCCCACCCCGTCTATACAGCCTGGGACCTTGGTATGTCAGATGCCCTGGCTATCGTATTCTTCCAAGTTATACACGGGCAAGTTACTATAATTGACTACCTAGAGACACGAGACTTTGCCCTTAACAGTGTCGTACCATTCCTAAAAACCAAGCCATACAACTACGGTTGGCACTTCCTACCGCACGATAGCGCAGTACGAAGTATGAACGACAATATAAGCCGTCTGAACTACCTGTACCAGCATGGCATCACTAATGCAAGTGCTTTGCGCCGTGAAGGTGTCAGCATTGGTATCGACAGAGTAATGCAAGGGCTACCAAAGGTACTCATAAATGCTGGTACTACTACTGAGCTAGTCCGTAAGTTACCTATCTATAAGCGTAAATACAACCCACAAACGGGTGACTACATCGGGCCTGACCACAAGAGCGAGAGCCATGCAGCTGATGATATACGCTATATGTATAGTGCACTACACTACTACTTTAATCAAAAAGGTGACTTCCTACTTGAGAATAATTCTCAGGAAGTCACCTCACTAGACCTCGGTGATCGAGAACTAGAGACTACTTACTACTTTTAGGACGAATACTATCTAGGTATTCCTGCTCAAATGGCGCGTCATTCTTTAATGTCTCGGCTTGCTTGTCAGCCTCAGCTTCACGCTCAAATAGGGCTACAATCAGCTGTGTGTCGGTTACATCACCACCTGATAGCTTACCTAGCTCTGCAAGAAGTGCGCGGTCTGCACGAGCGGCACGAAGTTTCTTCGTCCACTCAGCACCCAAGCGCCAACCTCGGTCACTCTGACGGTTTACGCCAAGGTCACTACTCTCAATTAGAGCTTTAATTTGGGCTGAACGGGCTGTGTATACCTTCTCGCCTGTTTGTATATTGAACCAATCTATTGCTGTAGCCATTGTCTTATTCTCCAAATAATTCGTTTAATGTTGCATTAGGGTCATTAGGGTCTGGTTTATTATCATTACCCACACCACCATCACCAGTCACATCCATACGGTCTTTAGCCGTCTGCTTGCTTTCTGGTATCTTACTGGGGGATGGGGCTTGTTCAGGTGGTGGTGTCGCAGCTGGGGCTGGTGCTCCACTTGGTGCGCTACCCTTGAAACTAGCTGCCATAACGTAGGGTTCCATAAAGTCACGGTAGTATTCTTCAATGTCTGAGGCGGTTAGTACAAGGTCTTTTTCGGTGTCCATCTTAACGGTTTTCATGTAGTTCTTGTACACCTTCGTCTGTAAGCCTGGGAACTTGTCAAATACATCTTTATAGGTTTCGAGCACTCGTACCGCACCTTGCTTAAAGTTATGGTTTACCTCAGCTAATTCACGAGCTGACGACTTAATTTCAGCCACTTGCTTATCGAGCTTGTACTGTTCATTCAGTAGCCACTGAGTTGCTTCCTCTGTTGTCATGGTGCCACCCGACAGGTCTACCACATCTTGTGGTGACTTAATTTCTTTACCAGTTTCTTCGTCTACTAAGGTGTTTGAGAGCCCTTGTGGGTAGTAGACGTTTAACACCTCTTTTTCAGCTTCGTCTAGTACCTTAGCGCTGTTACGCTCTTGGTCACGAACTTCAGCCATGATAGCCCGTACTTCTTCAGCACTTAGGGGCTTGGCTGGTTCTTCGACTGGTGGTACTTCTTCCTCAACTGGGGTGGTATCTGGTGCTTCACCTTCTGGGGTGGCTTCTGGGGCTGGGGCATCTTCAGCTGGGGCTTCGGGTTCTGGGGTGTCAGCAGGTGCTTCTGCAACTGCTTGGGCGGTTGGTTTATCATCTTCTTCAAATAGGCTATCTATATCGTCATTTACTTCGTTATCAGCCATTACCTAGCTCCTTTACTTTGTTATCTAAATCTTGCCTAAACGAACGCAAATAGGTGACGAATAGCCGATGTGCTATCATCTGGTTCTCAACACTAATCTTAGAGGTAAGGTCAATCACATCGAAGGTGTTATGCAGGGCTATTGCATCATCACATTCTTTTAGTTGGGTCCTCAGAATTGACACGTTGCCGTGGTCTGGGTCTTTGGTATTTTCGGTATCGGTCACACTACTACTAAAATTGTAATCTAAATCTACTTCACTCATACCCTTATAGTATGAGGTAAGCAGTAGCGTGTAAATAGATTGTAGATACTATTACATCATTTGTGTAGGCTGTGGCATAGGCTGTGGGGCTTGTGCTGACATGGCACTCAGCTTTTGCGATAGGTCTGGTACTGTCTCGTCAAGGAGCTCATCTTCGACTACTGAGGCTTTAGCGGCGGCGGCTGGGTCGTTAGGGTTAGCAGTCTGCTTCATTACCGTGAGAGCATCTTGCAGGTCGCTACGCTTCTCGTTGGTAAAGTCGTCCTTGCTGATAGTGGTATCAACCGTAATGTCTATCTTCTTAATGTAGTCGTATAGCTGGTCCCAGTCTACACCTAGAGCGTTCGGGTTCATTGGGTCTCCAAAGCGTCCAGGGCTAATAGCTTCAATGTCACGTTTGGTATCATCATCGACATATATCACACCCTGACCTTCTTGCTCGCTTAGGAACAGGTCGAGGGCTGATACGATGTACTGCTTGATAAATTCTTGAACGAGGTTGGTTATCTCTTGGCTAGAGTCGTCCATGACAGACTTCTGAGTCTGAGCACCAACACCAGTCTTAGACTCACCGATAGCACCAAGGTTACCGCCTGGGTTGTAACCAAGCATGGTAAGTATCTGGCCGTTAATCTCTTGGCTAATCTTGTCGTATTGCTGTGCAGTAGAGGTGTCGAGGGTAATAGCCTTCACACTGGCCTGTGGGTCAGTAGAGCTAATGCGACCACCAGCTTTGAGCTGAGTAGAGCCGGTGAATAGACCAGTCGTAACGATAGTTGGGTCACTGTTGTAGAGCCAGGTAGTAGCAACGTTTTGGCGTAGTGCCATAGCAAGGTTCTGGTTAGGTGACGCTAGGCGTACACGGCTGTCACCAGCAGGGGATAGTTCGGCTGGGTCAATAACTAGTGACAATACTCGTGGGAAACCAAACTTGCTGCGGTTCGGCACAGTACGAACGTCTTTACTCAGCTTAGGGCTAATTGTGATAATGTCGTCACTAGGGTCAGCGCTGTAGCGCGTAGCGAGGATGTAGGTGTTAGCTGACGTGTCACTCCCCTGTTCGCTGGGGATAAGCCACTCAGCATACTCTGTCTGACCATTACCGTCTGGGCCAGCATCGAGCAAGGCTTTGAGGGCACGGATATTCCAGGTAGTGTTCTTGTTATTCTTCTCTCGCTTGTAGATATTATTTAGTTTGCTCGGTGTGTACTGCGTGGTGACCCACCAGTAGCTCGACAGGTTCATGTCTTGTATGCCTGGTTCAACCCCAATGTCACTGAAGTGAATAAGGGACGGTGTGACACCGAACTGGCCGTATAGACTAGCGGCCTTGACTTGGAACACGTTAAACCCTCTGGTGAGTGCACCACGACCCCCAAGCTGTAGGGTACTGACAAACCCCTTGCCAAAGGTGATAGGGTTCAAGATGTTGTCATTGACAATGTAACGACAGAGTAGAGCCTGTTCGGTTTGCTTGGAGCCGTTAATGGCCACAGATATGACAGGCATTTGCTTGACTGCTTTACGCATCATCTGACGGATAGTACCGGCAATAGTAGTGTCACCTACGTTTGGTTTCTTGCTGTTGCCACGGGGGTACTGCGCGTTGGCTATAGTATTCAGGTCACGAAAGTCAGTCGTGTAACCGTGTACAAACTCTTTGGCTTTCTTCCATTCTGCTATGTAATCTGTAATGTCTGTCATGGTGTTTATCCTTATTTTATACTATATCGCCTATTATTCCGACATCGACCTTTTCAATGTTGAAATTAACCCAGTCAAATGAGGTGCCATCTAGGTCACTATACACCCTAGCCTTCACTTCATTCACGATTGGGCCAGGCATATTAACTCGTAAGCGCCTAGTTACTTTCAGCGAGTTATTACTCTCACCAGAGGTAGGCATAGGAGTTGACCAGTTAATTATACGGTTGTTCCAGGAGCGCCACAGGTTGCGTGGGTTAGACCAGCCAGACAGCAAGTTACGGGTGACCGCACCGTTCGTAAACTGCTCTACAACGTAGTCCTCTACACCGTCTTGGTCGATCCATCGTACTTCACAGTTAATGGTGCCTATCCAGTTAGAAACATAAAATACTCCTTGGACGGCTGCAACATAGTTGTTGCGTCCTTGGTTGAATGGTATCAATGAGCTTTTTATATCTACTGCAAATGGGGTAGAGGTACCTGTGCTATCTTCATCTTCGGCAACGTAATTCTCAATCAGTTTGTAGATATGCGTACCCTGACGGATATACACAAAGCTGGCTTGGTTAGGTGGTGAAACCGTGCCTATCCAGTCAGCTCGAAGGTCCCATACAGCCCACTTAGGAGCTTCAGTATTGGTTAAATCGTATACGGTTATCTGGTTATTGTAGTTGTACCCTTGTGATGGAACCGTGTGGAATACATAGTTGTTCCATGCCGTACCGACAATCTTATTAAATGCAGCACTCTTAATACTGCTATATGTGTCTGAGATAGGGTTACTAATAATAGAAGGCATCAGCACGTTCTGTAGCTGGGCTTTGGTATCAATCGAGTTCATGCCGTTGCTACCTGGGAATATCAGCTTACCTAAGTAGTTGACGACACCGTAGCGAGCGTAGACAGCGTTAGCACCCGTGTTAAGACCATCTGAGTCCCAGTACTGTTTGGCTTCGTTACCATAGGTAATCGTCTTTTGGCTCAGGGTATCTTGCTTAGAGACACCATCGACACTACTCGATAGGGTGAACAGGCTTGGAACGTTCTGGTTGTTACGGAAGCCTACAACAGAGGTAGGGTAGTAGTCAGTACCCTTGTTGAGCGGCAGCGTTTGAGCACCGTCACCAGGGCTAAATGAAATACCAGTGTCGGTCAGGCCAGCAAAGTAGATGTTGTATGGGTTGTCTGGGTCACCATATAGAACTGGTATATTGCCAGCCATCGTACCAGCTGAGGCTTTTACGCCAGCTGTGGTGTTGGTGTCTGGGCCTGGACCAGGTGTTATATCAAATGGTACAGAACCATTGTCAGAGAAGGAGGTGGTGGCTAGAGGTATGTTCTTACCAAGCAACACCATGTCGCTAGGAACAGGGGTAGAGCCATTGATCGCTACAGCACCGTAGAAGTTACGACTGGTAGCGCCAGCTGGGGGCGTGTCATTGAAAGCAATCGTAATGTATTCAGTACCATCAGATTTCCAGGTTGAACGGCTTTT